TAAAATGGCAGGCGGTGGTGCTACACCTAAATCAGGCGTGGTTAAGGTTGACATGGAAGGCAACCCTAAATCAGGCGTAAAGAAAATGATGGGTGGCGGTAAAGCTGGTGTTAAAAAACTTGGTAGAGGCGGTAAGCTCAAAATGAAACAAGGCGGCATGGCTGGTAAATCAGGTGTTAAAAAACTAGGACGAGGCGGAAAGCTTAAAAAGTAAATAAATGGCAGTATCAGGTTCTAAAAATTTTGAATTAGACGTTGCAGATTATGTCGAAGAAGCGTTTGAAAGATGTGGCTTAGAGCTACGAACCGCTTACGACTTACGCACTGCAAGAAGAAGTCTTAATTTATTGTTGGCAGAATGGGCAAACAGAGGCCTTAATCAGTGGACTATACAAGAAAAAACTGTAACCATGGTCAAAGACACTACTACATATAATGTAGATTCTAGTGTAGCAAGTGCGCCGATTGACGTGTTAGATGCTTTTGTTAGACAAACTGTTAACTCAGAAAACTCCGACTTACAAATGACAAGATTATCAAGAAGCGAATACGCATCTATACCTAATAAATCTACCACAGGCAAACCTTTACAGTTCTTTATCGATAAACAAATTAATCCAACAATAAGTGTTTATCCTACTCCTGATAAATCAACTACTTATACAGTACACATGAACGTGCTTACTCGCATGGATGATGTAGACGCAGCCACAGATACCTTACAAATGCCTTTTAGATTTTATCCTTGTTTGGCTGCTGGTTTAGCATACTATTTATCTATTAAAAAAAGTCCTGAAAAAACACCAATGTTAAAGACAATTTACGATGAGGAGTTTCAAAGAGCTTTAGCAGCAGACGAAGATAGAGCATCAGTAAAAATTACGCCTGATGTATCACATTACAACATTGCCTAATGTCTTTTGCAAGTAACAAAAATCCGTATGCAATATGCGATAGATGTGGTTTTAGGTATTATTTGCGTGAATTACGCAAAGAGTGGAATGGTTTAAAAACTTGTCCTGAGTGTTATGAGCCTAAACATCCACAGCTTGAACCAAGAACCAACAAAGTAGACCCACAAGCTGTTAGAGAGCCAAGACCAGATATAAGCTTATCTCCTACAATTTTTACAGTGTATACAAACTTTGACCTTGGTATTATAGGTACAAAAATTACAACACCCGATAGCATGACAAGTGCTTTAGGTACAGTTACAATTACTACATCATGAGTTTTACGTTATCCACATTAAAAACGGCTGTACAGGATTATTTAGAAACAGATGAAACAACTTTTGTTAGTAATTTAAATAATTTTATTTTACAAGCAGAGGAAAGAATACTTAAAAGTGTGCAATTACCTGACCAAAGAAAAAATGTGCAAGGTAATGTCACTAGCAGTAATCGTTTTTTAGGTACGCCTACAGACTTTTTAGCACCATTTTCATTAGCCGTAATAAGCTCTAACACATACGATTATTTAGATTTAAAACATAATTCTTTTATAAAAGAATATATAAGTAGCACTACGACCACAGGCAAGCCTAGATATTACGCTATATTTGACCAAAGTAGTTTTGAAGTAGCGCCTGTACCCGACAGTAATTACACCGTTGAATTACATTATTTAGCTAAGCCAACATCATTGACTTCAGGTGGTGATTCAGGCACAACGTACCTATCAACAGATGCACCTGATACTTTGCTATATGGTTGTTTATTAGAGGGTGCAATATTTTTAAAACTACCGCCTGATGATATAAATGCTTATGAAGCAAGATTTAAAGAAAGCTTAATGCGACTTAAAAATATTGGTGAAGGACGAGATACTAGAGATGAAATGAGATATGATTCGTTAAGAATCAACGTAACATAAAGTTACAAAAAGAGAGAGAGATGAAACCACTAAAAAAATTGAATGGTAAAACTATAGCCATTGTTGGACTTGGCAAAAGTTGGTTTGACTTTTGTTTAGCTAAATCACATGGTGTTAAATTTGATGAGGTGTGGGCAATAAACGCCGTTGCATCTGTAATTTATCACGACAGAGTTTTTATGATGGACCCACCGTCAAGATTTTTAGATACAGACAATGCTGGCGGACAAACTGACAGCATGAAAGAGTTACTTACAAGTCATAACAAACCTATCTATACGTGTGAAATAGACGAAAGATGTAAAAATCTTATTGAATATCCTGTAAAAGAAATAGTTAAAGACACAAATTGTCATTATCTAAATAACACAGTGGCTTATACTGTGGCCTTTGCTTATTGGAATGACGTAGCAAATATTAAGTTGTTTGGCATAGATTTTACATATAGCAACAATTTACATTTTGCTGAGCAAGGTAGAGCTTGTGTAGAATTTTGGTTAGTTAAGTGCATGGAAAAAGGCATACAAGTTGAGGTAGCGGCAACTAGTTCTTTGTTAGATACCAATGTGCCGGGACAACAAAGACTTTATGGTTATCATAGATTACAAGACCCTTATGTGCCTGTAGAGGGTACTGACGGCATAGAATTAAAGAAAATAAGCGAAATGACCGTGCAAAAACATAAAATACTGCCACAAGTTGCAGATAGACACGATAGTCATTTAAAACCCCCGGAGCCTAACAAATGGTAATAAAAATAACTCCTGATGGTGTGCCTGAACTTGGCATGGTAGAAGTTTCGACAACCAAGTATGGAGGACATCCTGCTGAGTTTTGGGCAGAGCAATTGACAGATAAAATAGTCGGTGTTTCTGACAACAATGAAGAACACGTTAAAGCGCAAGCTAGAGCGTATAGAGATTTAATTTATAAAGTTTGTTTGATATATATTGAAAATGCTATAAAATCTTATAAAGCTACCTTAATACAAGATTTATGTAAGGGAGGTAGTGAGGATTTAGCAAAAATAATAAAAGGTATTTAATATGGCAATATCATCAACACTAACAACAAGTTTTAAGGTAGAACTTTTAACAGGCACACATAATTTTACAAATTCTAGTGGTAACACTTTTAAATTAGCCTTGTATACAAGTTCTGCTACTCTTGGTGCTACTACTACTGCTTTTACTACAACAGGACAAGCAAGTGGTACTAACTATACTTCAGGTGGAGCAGCTTTAACTAATGTTACACCGTCAGCCACAGGCACTACTGCTGTAACTGATTTTGCTGATTTAACATTCAGCACAGCTACAATAACTGCAAGAGGTTGTATGATTTACAATGATACAAATAGTGATAAATCAGTAGCAACAATAGACTTTGGTGGAGATAAAACCTCTACAGCAGGTGACTTTACTATAGTATTCCCAGCAAAAGCAGCATCAACGGCTATAATTAGAATAGCTTAAAATGAAACATGCCGTTTGCAAAGTTTCAGTTTAAAGCTGGTATAGACAAAGAAGGAACCAATCTTACCAATGCTGGTGGTTGGTTTGATGCGTCTTTAGTAAGGTTCAGAAAAGGTTTTGCAGAAAAAATAGGCGGTTGGACAAAACAAACAACAGCAACATTCTTAGGCACTTGTCGTAAATTATTTCCATGGATTTCATTAGATGGTGCAAAATACCTTTTTGTCGGAACGCATCTCAAAGCAAACATACTAGAAGGCAACAATTTAGCAGACGTTACTCCAATTAGATTAACTACATCTGCGGGAGATGTTACATTTGCTGGAAAAGCAAACACACTCTCTTCTGGAATTACCGCAACTGATACCACTATTCCATTAACAAGTTCTACAGGATTTCCTGCTAGTGGCACAATACAAATAGGAAGCGAAACTATAAATTATGCGTCTGTTTCTGGTAATAACTTAATAGGCGCAACAAGGGGAGCAGAAAGCACGACAGCAGCAACACACAGCTCTTCTGATGCTGTCTTATGCGCCACACTTACTATTACCGATACAAGCCACGGCGCTGTGCAAAACGATTTTGTAACATTTAGTGGTGCTTCAAGTTTGGGTGGAAATATAACTGCTAATGTTCTTAATCAGGAATATCAAGTTGCAAATCTAATCAATGCAAATAGCTACACAATAAAAGCAAAAGATACATCTAATAATACTGTTTTTGCAAATTCATCAGAT